ACATCAAACTCATAATTGTATTCTTCAATTTCGCCAGTAGACGTTATTCTGTATTTCCTATTAGGAACATACGTCTCAATAGAAAGGTACACTTTCTTTTTGAGAATCCTATCCTGCTGGTCTGAGGGGGCGGTAGATGACTCATCCGACAGGTCAGATAGGAAGGCTTTAGTGTTACTACTGAACTTCGTCCGTATATCCATCGCAGGCTGAAATTTCATGTGAATCTGTTCAATTAACTGATTCATATCCTCCGTATACTTAGCAAAAACATTTATAGAATACGTTAAAACAACTGCCTTAGGGGGAAGGGAAACTATCCGAATGGCTCTCTGTTCTTCCTTATCCCAATAAGTCTCAGTTTCGAGGCAAGTATCAGTTCTCCGCCTTGTAATATCTTCATCCAAATCATCAATGGACACTGAAACAACAGGAAGAATAATATTTCGGTCTTCTTTAATTTTAGCAATAGCTCTTTCGGGATTTCCGTAAAAAATAGAAATTTTTCTTTTCTTTGAATCCTTTTCAAGAATAGTTAAATCGGATAATTGCCGAGTCAAAGCCCCTGTGTATTCTCTGTAAAAATCTGAAGGTACGTACCTATTTTTATCCAATTCATACAAGGCGCGACGCATATAATCACGTGCTCTGAGTTTTGGAGACTTAGCCATTATTCGGTGTATATCTCATCTTCTGTGGATGTTTGGTGGATATCCTGAACATCTCGATTATCACGTAGAAGTTTTGCGGATGCTAGCAGGTGGTAAACCCCATACACATCAAATCGGTCTTCCTGAACTTCAAAAATCTCATATTTTTGATTTTGGAACCGAGGACGAATAACATCACCAGGTATAAGAGTTCTACCCAGTAAATCCTCTGTATACGCCTTGTTAAAAGTGAACATTTGGTCGTTTGTTAATTCAATACCAAACTCTGTTAAATTTTCCTCTATAGGTCTTGGGTCGTAATGCCCGACAACAACTATAGGAGCCTGAGCTATAGTCTTTTTCCTATCCTCTTCATATAACGTGTCGTGGTCCCCTCCTTTATGGAATTTATAAATTAGGAGCTCTGAACCCGCTAAAGAAATAAGCTCGTCATCCACAGAGTTGAAAAGGTTTATGTCTGGGTTGTTCTCATCGTACATGCTAAGGAGACTTCTCCGAGACTTCCCACTTCCGTTGGAAATGTTGGTGTTTACTCGAAAATTCTTTTTCTTAGCCATTAGAATGCAGTTATTACAGGAGGCTCTTCAATCTCAGAGAGTAATTCTTCAACGAGTTTTTCCTGCGCAGCAATGCCTTCCTGCACTAAAGCTTCTCCATTCAATCGAGAGCCTCCTTGAGGGGAGGGAAGCACATCGTATTTCCCTCGAATCTCCCCCAAAATAACCTTGGATACCGCCAAAGAAAACCTCTGAACCCAGTTAATAAAATAATGGTGCATTGTCTGAGTATTTAAAGCTCGGTACTCAACAATAACTTCTTCGTTTTCTGTGGGGGATGGAAAGACAAATAGACGGTTTCCGTCCATAACTTGGAACGACCCTTCCCTCCCAAGAATCTTTCTTATTTGTTCTAAATGCATCGTCGTGATTAAGAAATCAGTTACCGAAAAATCTTTAAAAAGAAAGTTCTCCTGAAAATACTTGATAAAGAAATCGAATTCTAAACTATTTTGCGCCAAGGCAACCGACAAAAGAGTTTTTTTATACACCACGTATTGCAGGTTATTCGCAATTACTTGAGGGATTTCATAACCGTTAACACCAGCAGAAGCTTGAAATGTAGCCATTTGAGTACACCACCAAGGGGCATGGTAATCCAATTTTGAAATAGCTTCATCTATAGCGGTCATTATCTGAAAATCCGTTAACTCTACTCGAACAACTGGATGTCCTAACCTCGCCATTACAAAATCACGGGAAGCTCCGTAAAAACCCCCAAAATCAACGTGGCTTACGAACCGTCTCCTATTTAAGGATTCATATTCAACCTCCCCCTTGCCTACTGCAGAATGCAAATCCCCAGAACTACCTTTAGGGTTAGTAAAAGTATCTCCCCAGGACGTAAACAAAGGTTTAGTCATTGGATTTTTCCCCCTTTTTCTCTTTCTTTGCTACTGTTTTTTTGGAACTTTTTTTAACCACAACTTGGGTAACTCCAGGGATGTTCAAAATTACTGAAGTCTTGAACGTATCACCAGGGGAAGCCACTTTAAGACCATCCTCTACGTAAACTATCTTGTTTGGTGTGTTATTTTTATACTGATGCATGATAACCTCTCTGTATATAGCGAAAGAAGGAGGCAGATGCCTCCTTCTTATTTAGAATTATCAGCAATTAAGTTATTTATACTTGACGGCTTCCGTAGGCTTCAGCAATTCTTGCGAAAGGCTGTACCAAGAATCTAGAATCGGCACCGACAAGGCGGATAATCCGATAGAATCTAGCTTCCGGAGTAATAGCAGTCTTACCGTAACGAGTAAGAATACCTTTCCTTGGTTGGAAGGTATTCGGGTCTACAACGGTAGGTAAGGTTTGCAACGGAATATAAGGGGAATATACATAACCGGCGTCCATAGCAGATTTACCCTTATAACCAACTAGGATTTCATCCTCAGGCCAAAGTGGGTCTACATAAACGTCGTACTGTCCCATCCATTTACCCTTATAGGTAACGTTTGCGCCTAATGAACCAGCAGATTCAGGAGACATACCGCCTTCAAGCTTGGAAGCGGAGTGGAGCATAGCAGCGACGATAGGAGAAGTAATCAAGTAGTTACCAGCACCACGCAAAGTGGTCTTGTAAATATCCTGAGCAGCAAAGTTAACTGCGGCAAGCAGGTTTGAGTAAGCTTCACCTACGTGACGAGGAGCTAGCCCCATTGCAGAAGTTGCAAGGTCAACAAAATATACGTTTTTCAAGCCACCAGCATTATTGGTGCCATTCGTGAAATTGTAATTCCAGTCAGTTTGATGAGTAGTTCCGTCCTGCCATCCAGTACTTCCAGGGAAGGCGTTAGGGTTACCCAAGTCCAACTTACTTCTGTTCCATACAGAGTAGTCGGTACCAGAAATATCATAAGCAATCATTCGGAGGTCTTCCAAAAGTTCTCTATCAATTTCAAGCTTCAGTTCGTTACTGAGAAGTTCAGTAAGTTCACGCTCGAGTTCAAGGTTATGGTAAGCCTTGAGGTCTTGAGCAGCTTCAATAGTCCAGAGTGCACGGAACTTACGAGTACCGGCAATAACTGCCTGTTGCTCGATGTGGAACGAGATATCGGGAATTGGAGCATTACCAGAATCTCCGAGACCTTCACCAGCGGATGTTGACCAACCGTTAATGGCAGTAGCAGATGGGAATGCAGCAATTTCCTTACCGAAGGTGTTTGCAATGTTAGCAGAGAAATCACCACCAGACCAATGTACTCCAGACGAAACTGAGAAAGTATCATCAAGACTGTTCCCGCCAAGACCGCCGGATTCTGAGGTAGCAGAAGCATCCAGACCCCGGTAGGTCATGTTGTACTTGTTGTATACACTTTGAGTGGTACTATCACTCGAACGGTCATAACCAAGATAGAAAACTTGGCTAACAGGACCTTGCATAGGTTGGACACCAACAACTTTGTTGGCAATCAGTTCAGGAAACACTCTGCGGACTAGTGGGAATGCAAACTTCTGAAAGGTTCCGAGGTTACCTACCGTAGTAGATGCCTCGTTAAGAGAACCATCTTTCGCAGCTTCAGTTACGACGTTGCGAGCCTGGTTTTCTAGGAGAACTGCAGTGTTCTCGCGAACAGTGTTATCCTCAATACCTTCAAGAATGGGCGACCATTTATCCACAAGAGGGTTTGTAATCGAATTTTGTGTCATAATATTTTAAAATAAGGGGTTGTTGCTCGTAGCGAGCTTGATTACTTCCTCAGTAAGGAATGAATTGTCTACCGCTTCTTGAGGCAGACTGTTAGCGTTTTTCTCTTCATTAGTAATAATAAGAGCTTGCTCTGAAGACTTAAAAGGTTTCTTTTCAGTCTCCGAAAGGACGGAATAATCATCTCGCAATTTGGAGAAGGCGTCCTCAAGTAAAGAATTTTCATTCATCAGCTTGTTGATATTTGAATTTAAAGAATCAACAGTTTCTAGAAGTTCTTCATTCTCATTTTTGTATGTAGAAACTACAGAATCATCATCTTCCGAGATGATATCCTCAGCTACAATGGTTTTAATGGCTTCGTAGACTTTAACTGCTTTGCAGGTAGCGTCCTCTTGATAAAGCTCCTCACGGGCAGTTGCTTTCATCTCATCAAGCTTTAAACGCAAAAAACCACTAACCTTCGCAGTAAGTTGTTGCATTTCTTCGTTAACGCGTTCTGTGACAACACCTTCCAAGACCTCTGAAATTTCTTCCATTCCAGACTCGGAAAAACCGTCGGGCAGCTTCGCTACAATATCTTTAATCGTTTTTGTCATAATACTCTCTACTGTCTATATTTAGGGGAATACACCTTTAAGGAGTGAAATTTTTTATTTTTTGTTCAAAAAATTAGAAAGAGCTTGGATATAAATCTTCTCAGATTTTAAATGCTCAATCTCATCTACAATGGGCTGTCTATTCTCAGAAATGACACCCTCAGTTAGACCTGGGAAAGCTTCCGGGCAGGAAGGGTCAGATACCATATCCCAAGTAATCATTTTTAAATTATCCTCCACCATGTAGGCTTCCTTGGAAGAATCATAAGAAAGACCTCCAACAGCCCGTGAGGAGGTCCCCACTTTAACACCTGCTTTTACCAGTTCCTCTAAAACTTTGCCTGCAGGCGTACCTAGAATTTCAATCTCCCCAATAACCTCCTTACCTTCCATTGTAAGGTTTGTGATTAGGTGGGAGGCATTCGTAAGGTGCACAACCTCATCAGTTGGGTGGTCTAGCTCCCCAACAAGCCTTCTCTCTTCAATCATAGGCTGCAGACGGTTAACCTCTCTTTCTAACAGCTTTTGTTCGTAAATTCTTCCATTTTGGTTTTTCTCTTCCGCAAGCTGAAACCGACCTCTGAGCTTGGTAGGTCCCTGTGCAGAATTAGCCTCTTTCAGAACCGTAAGCTCTCCAAAGGAAAAAACATCTCTTATCAAATTACTCATTTAGTAAATCCCTAAAAACACTATCGAAGAAGGACTCAAAAGATTTAACTTTGACTGCCTTTAAATTTCTTTTTTTCTTTTTCTTAACTGGATTACTCCTTCCAGGTGCGAGATTAACCCCGATACTTCCCACAGTAGTCATCTCGGAGACTGGTTTGTGCTTCGGGTGGCCTTTTGGGTAAATTGGGTTTCCATTCTCATCTTTGGGGAGGACAGTTATATTAGGAGCTCTCTTCAAAGCTTTCCCTTCTGCGCCTTTATGGGAAATAACGTTAGGGTCCTCAGGGTCTTCCTCGGTTATAACCTCATCCCCTTTGTCCCCGTACTTAACGTTTTCCGTTACAAAATGCCCCATTAAAGCATCTCTTTGCTCATCTGTAATGTCATGGAGTTTTGGTGCCTTAGATAAACCTCCAGGCACCATACCAGCTTTTTCCTCTAAGACAGAGGTTTCAGGGGAAGAGCATACTCCATATTGCTGGAGTATCTCCTCAGCTTTCTGCATTACGGTTTTGCCCATTTATTCGCTATCGTTCTCTTCTTGAATACTCAAGTGAACAAAAACTTCACCGGACTCTTCATCTACAAAAGATTCCCCTAGTAGATATTCAACATCGTCAAAAATGACAGATTCAAGAATGGCGGTAGTGGACTCGTCAAGATTCATAACGTCATCTTCAGCCATTTCAGAAAGTTGAAGATAAAGCTCACCCTCAATCTCTTCAACAGTTTCAGTGAGAGAAAAGAAAGTCTCATTTACTTCGAAAAGGTAATTTTGAATAGAAACTTCCTCAGCCTCTTCCATAATTTCAGATTCAGGGGCAACGTCCTCCACAGCTTCCTTCACAACTTCGTATCCTGAATGTTCCATTAGTTGACGGACGAGTTCAGGGTCCATTTCATTTTTTTTAATTAGATTCATTTTATTTTTATTTAAAAATTATTAAGGGAGGTGTGTCCCTCTAGTTTATTTAGGCTTCTGAGCCTTGTACGGCTTATTTTTTTAATTTCTCAATTTCAGAAAATAACTCCCGTATTTTAGTGTTTTGATTAGTGTCTAAGGTATCAAAATCTTTTTGAGATACCATGTTGTGCATGTTAGCAAACTTCCTAACCCACCCACGACCTTTCTTAGTTATTAAAGGAACTAGAACAAAAAGCAAAAGGTACCAAAGACCAATAGCCTCAATTAGATTAGTAGTTTCGTGCACGGTGGAAGCTGCAACCCCTGAAGGCTGCACTGTAACTCCCGCAGGGGTATCTGTATTTGCCAGCTCACCTACCATAACACCTCCAGCAGCACCAACAGCAGCCCCACCAGGACCGCCTACGGCGCTACCCACAGCTGCTCCTCCAGCGGCTCCAAGCATAGGAAGAATTGTTGAACACCCTCCTAAAAAAAACAAAAGAAAAAATCTCACCCTACAACAACCTCCACATCCTTCTTTACTATATAGTGTCCTGTAAACTCCAGACCCCCACTCGAATGAAACGCAATCCCAGGACCACCTCCTGCATGACCACGAAGGTAGAAATCTACTTTAATTTGTTGGTCGAAAACATCATACTTAACTGGAATTAACATTTCGTTGGTATGTGCGACAAAAAATAATGTACCCTCCCTTTTATTCCCCCATGTAGCAATTGTAACGCCCCCAGCGGGAATCGATACTCTAGGATGGACTTCTGCAAGTCCATCCGGGAAGAGTACCATACTTACAGGGTTGTTGTTGGCGTCGCCCGATTCGTCAATTAGAACATTGAGGAGTCTAACACCCACAAAAGCTGTATGTAATCTATCCTCGACGGGGATTGTATTGAATACGTGAGTGCGTTCTTTACTTCTAGGCCACGGTGTGTCGTCAAGAAGGTAGCTCCTTCCAGTGTGTTTAGTTTCTTTAAACTGAAAAGTTTCTTTTGTCGGGGCTGTATACTCTGTAACTAGTACAGAACTAGGTGTCCACTCCGCTTTCCCGGGATGCCACGCTAACACCTGAGCTACTGTAGGAATAGTTTTTGAGATTAAGGATAACGTTTGCAACTCGTGGCTGTGAGTTGCTTCAGAGTACTCCGTTGGAGCCCAGTCTCGAACCCATTGCTCTGTTGCGAAAGTCTGAAGACTTACTTCGAAAGCAAGAATACGGTCTAGGTTATGGATTGTATTTTCTTGAAGTTGTTCAATGGGGATATTATCAACCTTATATGTGTAAGGGTCAGTTGCTAAGTATTTACGAATTTCAGGTGTGAAAGATGCCATTGTACTATCCTATAACAACCTCTTTCTTTTCCTTGGTTACATACTGACCTGTAAACTGCAATTCCCCATAATTTTCAAACACAAGATAGGCGCCTGCAACCTTAAGTCTTATCATTATCTCATCGGTTTCTGAAACGTATCGAACAGGTACTAAACACTCGTAACTGTGACTCGTAAAATGGTCACCTGACCTTTTTCCAGCAATTAAAATCCTAGGACCCCCACCAGGTATATTAACTCTGGGCCATTCCTGAGCTTCAAGACCGTCGGGGAAAAGCTGGAGTAAGGTGTGGCCATTTTCTGAACTCCTAATATTAGTAAATCTAAGGTAGACGTAGGCTGTGTGTATTCTATCTCCAGGTGGGATAGACTTCAAAACAAAAGTTTTTTTTGCATTCGGGGTCCAGTTCGTTTCATTTTGGCCTCCCGCATAAAGATTCTCGGTTTCTCCAACAAATTTAACATCCTCAAAAATAAATGTGTCTTTAAAGGGAGTGCCTTCACTTGGGATTATAATCGAGCTAGGAATCCAGTTAGAGGTTATGGAGTCGAAGGCTATCACCTGTCCCGGCTCTGGTGCGGCATCCGAGACGTTATTAAGCTTTTGTATGCTGTGTAGGTGATTTGTTTTAGCGAAATAATCCGCGGCCCAAATCTTAACCCATTGCTCTGTTGCCCAACCCATCGAGGTTTCTTCCAAAGCAAGAATACGGTCTAGGTTATGGATTGTATTTTCTTGAAGTTGTTCAATGGGGATATTATCAACCTCGTAGTAATAAGGGTCAGTTGCTAAGTATTTACGAATTTCAGGTGTGAAAGATGCCATTGTACTATCCTATAACAACCTCTTTCTTTTTCTTGGTTATATACTGACCTGTAAACTGCAATTCCCCATAATTTTCAAACACAAGATAGTTATCTTGTCCCGCATGTCTTTCCATTATACGTAGCCACACCTCATCGGTTGCTGAATCGTATCGTATGGGCAACATACACTCATAACTATTGGAGATGAAATCGTCCCCTGTATTCTTATGGAGACACAAGAACTTGTACCCTCCCCCAGCGGGCAAACTAACTCTAGGCCATACCTCCTCATATGCCCAATTTGACGCTGCGTTATCCCCAACAACATACATGCGGGGGAAGCCATTTTCTCCGGCTCTAATATTAGTAAACCTGAAGTAAGCAAAGGCTGTGTGTATTCTATCTCCAGGTGGGATATTCTCCAAAACAAATTTTCTTTGTTGCCCTGGTCCCCATTCGGAATTCGAATTTCCCCCACCAAAAAGACGCTGCCAGTCAGTAAATTTAGTCTCTTCAAAAATAAAAGTATCTTTAATGGGGAGACTCTCATTTGGAATTATAAGAGAACTCGGAATCCAGTCCAAGGTTCCGGTATCATAAGCCAACATCTGCGCCTCAACCGGGAAGACTTCCGAAACATTACTTAACTCCTGCAGATTATGACTGTGGTCTATCTCGGAGAAGTATGCATCAAGCCAAACCTGAACCCACGGCTGTGTTGCCCAGGAAAAAACAATACCCTCCAAAGCTATGATTCGGTCTAGGTTATGGACTGTGTTGTTTTGAAGTTGCTCAATAGGGATATTGTCAACCTCATAGTAATAAGGGTCATTTGGTAAGTATTTACGAATTCCATGTGTGAAATTTACCATTACACTAATCTATCCAAATCAAACATATTTATAGAACGAACACCAATACCGAAAGTAAACACAGTATCAGTCGCCGTCGAATCTCGTCCTTCACCCCCTAGATATGGGTCTACGTGAGACCTGTAAATCGAAAGGAGTCTTAGTCGTTTATTTGCAGCATGCTTCGCGTTGGCAAATGTTGCCGCTGCTGATTCGTCAATGTAATTTCTGAGATAGCCCTGCCAGTCCATATTTATAGGAGGTACTGGGAAGTTGGGGAATAAGGTTTTTTCGGTACCTGACGTTGTGTTAGCTGTATCTATCATCCCCGGAGGGAATTGTCTCCCATTATCCATTTCAGCTGGCCAATCGACTTGACTTCTTTCATGAGGAGCAGCACCAAATATAGGGTACCCAAAATCATAGCTATTCCCCGCTTCTTGATGCTCAAGCTTACCAAAAAACCTGAAGTTATCCGAACCTGATACAGAAGATGCTCCTACGCCGGGTACTGCGTAACCTTGACCATTTATTTGAGCTGCCGGAGAGCCTCCTAATATGGAGGTTCCGTGTTTGTGGGTCTGGGCAGCGAAATCTATAGCGGTGCCAGGGGAGGCACTAGGGGAGACCTCCCATACAGTCATAAGGTCTGAATTCACGCCAAACATTAAACGGAAAGGCCCATCATTATGATAATCTGTATTGTCACCACCTGCAAGCGCGGTGTTCCCATAGTGCCCACCAGCTCCATAGTAATCCAGTGCGCACATGGAAGCCCATCGTCCTGCCGGTCCATGGTAATTAACAGGCGTTTCCCCTCCGGTTGCAGAACCGTTAAGACTAGAAACAAGGAAGTTCGCGGCATGAATTCTAGAATTATCCGCGATGTTCCAGATGTGAATCTGGGAGCCTCCGTGGTAGTTGTCTGCTGCTCCGTAACCCGAGAGTTCGTTGTCAAAGCCTGCATAGTTGT